CTGTGTATTATTCGACTACGAATAATCGCAAGCGTAAACAAAAGAAGAAGTCTGTCTCTGTCCTAGAGGCGGAGCGTCAACATGCAAAGTTTCTCAAGAAGATGGGTATCGGTACTCGTAGCTCAGTTGCAACAGAGCAACGGTATTCTAAACCGTGGACCACAAGTTCGAGTCCTGTTGAGTACGCCAATAAACCTACTTACGATCCAAGTATGGCAAAAAAGAAACCTAATGTTTATACCGGCACAGAGATTATTGGTATTGCTCAGATGCATAAATCTAATGCTGTTCCCATCCGTACTAAAAAACATGCAGAAGAAATTGCTCGTATGAGGCGAGGATGAATATATTTAATTCTGAAGAAAAGGAAATACAAAATGAAACATATTAAAAGTGATAGTGGTGCGATTGTAGTGCGAAATAATAATGTTGATAAAGCGATGAAGGTTTTGAAAAAGAAACTCACCGAAGATGGCTTCTTTAACGAACTACGAGAACGAGAATTCTATATAACAAAGAGTGAAAAGAAACGTCATGCACTCGCTGCTGCAAAGCGTCGTAACAAGCGTAATCTTGAAAAACGAATGATTGAACAAGGATACTAACATGCACTTGAAGGAATATGAGAATCTTACCAAAACTTTGACGCCCCTGAAAGAGCATCATCCAAAGAGTTGGTATCTAAAATGGATATCGTCATTGTTCCTTATTGTAGCAATGATCGGCGCAACAAATAACTGGTATCCCTATAACATGTTTCTACAATTCATAGGGGTTTCTGGTTGGTTGGTGGTTGCAATTCTCTGGAACGATAGATCATTAATCGTTTTGTATGCAGTATCATGTGCGATATTCGCCAACGGCATCTTTCAATATTTTTTAAAGGTATAATACAATGGCACGAAAGAAAATTACTGTAACTACAGACAACAGTGAGTGGAAAGCACCTAAGAAACGCAAACCGCGCAAACCTATGTCTGATAAGCAGAAGGCTGCGGTATCAGAACGTCTTGTAAAGGCAAGGGAAGCAAAATTAAAAAAGAACCCTGATTATGGACAATCAAATATTCATGAGAGTCTTCGTAATTTACCTGATGATCACCCATTGAGTCCTAGTAAGGTAAAAAACTGGATTAAGGTTCAAAAGGAATATGTCAGTAGTGAACGTGCTGCAGTTAGACATAATATCAAAGGTGCTATAGCAAGACTTGCTAATCATGAAGGTTATGTTCGTAATATGCAGTCATATTTTCGAACTGGTGCTTGGATTGATATGTTCTACGGTGAACATCAACAAAATAGAATACACAACAAATGTATTGCACTAGCATATTACTGGCATGGCCGGCAGAAGGGTCAACCCAAAAGAGATATTGGAACTTTTTACCCAGATATGGGATGTACTTATACACAAGAAATGTTTGAAGAGGAAAATGGATATGAACGACCAAGAGATACCAGTACCGGAAAACGTAATAAAAGGACCGTGGGCAGTAAAGGGCGGCAGAAAAGTAAAGCTTCCTGATCAGGATATTATCGAACTTCAACAGAGGCTCGATTTTGCCGACGATCTCTCCAAGAGTTTGATGGTGCAAATGATTCACACGTTGGGAGAGAACGCTATTGATATTTCTCAAAACTCTTTTATTCGTGATGTAGCGATGATTATTGAGCTAGTGCAGGGTGCTATTTACAGAGACTTAGAACTGGAACATTCAACACATAAATTCATGGAAGAGTTTGTTGCTATGGTAGTTAATCCAGATAGTAGTGTTGAGACAGATGTTGATTTCAACACTATTACTAATCTTGTTGATTTATTAAAGGATAACGACGATGACCCAGAAATTTCATGAACCATTTAGCCCAACAATTCTAGAGACTAAAGTGGCACAACGATTTGTAAATATCGTTAACAATGTGTCTGATGATGTTCTCTCTAATGAAGAAAAGAGTAAGCAGTGGGATTGGTCAAACAAACTTGTTGGTAAGGTGAGCAAGGAAGTTTTAATTCCTCTTACTAATGAAGAGGACAAGTTATATCTTCTTGGAATCGTGAAGCAAGGTTGTCTTGATTATCTGAATTATATGCTTGATAAAGGGAGAACTAATCCTTGGACTCGAATGGACTCTGAAAACTGGAACAAAAAACCTACATTGGATAATATCCATCTAGACCACAGTTGGGTAGTTAGCCAGTATGCGGGTGACTTCAATCCCTTTCATCATCATAACGGAGACTTCTCTGGTGGTATCTACCTCAAAGTTCCGCCGGGAATGAACGACGAATGGGAAGAAGATTCCAAAGACCATTATCCCGCAAAGGGCTTAATTGAATTTGGGTATGGTGAGTCTCAACCATTTCGATGTGACAATCTAAAATTCAAACCAGAAGTAGGTAAGTTTCTAATATTTCCGTCTTGGTTGAAGCATCTTGTGTATCCTTTCTCTGTAGAAGGTGAAAGACGCATGATGGCCTTCAATGCGTCCGTTATAAATAAGTAGAACGAAAGAAAAATTATGATATTAGTTGACATGAACCAGATTTCAGTTGCATCAGTAATGATGCATCTGCATATGACAAAGCAGACCAAGCCCGATGAGGATATGGTTCGTCATATGATTCTCAATTCCCTACGCATGTATCGCATGAGGTTCTGCGATGAGTATGGCGAGTTGGTTTTATGTTATGACTCCAAGCACTACTGGCGCAGGGACTATTATCCTGAGTATAAGTATAATCGCAAGAAGAGTAGAGAAACCTCTACTAACGATTGGGATGCTATCTTTGAAGTGCTAAATGCAGTCAAGGATGAATTGAAAAAGTTCTTTCCATACAAACATTTAGAAATATATGGTGCAGAGGCTGATGATATCATTGCGGCATTGTGTGGTGAGTTGGAGTTTGACAACGGCAAGACACTGATTCTATCAGGTGACAAAGACTTCATTCAATTGCAGAAGTTCCGTAACGTGTCACAGTACAGTCCAATTACCAAGAAATTTGTGAATGGAATTGATCCTTACATTTATCTGGATGAACATGTTCTGAAGGGTGACAGCAGTGATGGCGTACCCAACGTGCTATCCCCAGACAATACCTTTTCGGACGGCCTTCGACAGAAACCCCTAAGTAGGAAGAAAATTCAAACTATGATTGGGGGAGAGTTTCCGAATGATGAGGTTAAGCGTAACTATCAGAGGAACAAGAAACTGATTGATTTGAGGGAATCGCCACCTGAGTTGTTTTTGGAATGTATCAAAGAATATAATGAGGCCCCAGAAGGCGACCGTAGCAAACTACTAAATTATTTTACACAAAAGAGGCTACGTAGCCTCGTTGAATCTATAGGAGAATTTTAATGGCAATAGACACATATACACGAGGATTCGCAGAGATTTTGGAGAAGGTTTCCAAGATTAAATCGAAGAAGGAAAAGGTCACTTTTCTAAGGAGATACCAGACTGATGCACTTCGCATGATTTGCAAGGCATCCTTTGATCCCAATATTATTTGGGAACTTCCAGAGGGAGATGTCCCTTATACTCAGAATGATGCACCAGAGGGAACAGAACATACTCTATTGGCGCAAGAGGCCAGAAGGTTGTATCATTTCATCAAAGGGGGTAATTCTGCTATAACCCAGAACAAACGTGAGATGATGTTTGTTCAGATGCTTGAAGGCCTTCATAAGGCAGAAGCAGAGTTATTGATTGCTGCGAAGGACAAAGTTCTACACCAGAAATACAAGGGCTTGTCTGATAATGTGGTTAAAGAGGCCTTCGATTGGGATGACGATTACAAACGATTCGATGTTGGTGGGGCGTATCCACAAGCAAAAGGTTCAGCCGCAGGGTAACTTTTTTTGAGTTTCTTTTAGAATCAATGACTTATCGGCTACGATTTTTGTTGACAATCTCTATACCATATGATAATATTAGGTATAATGAGAAACAAGAGAGAGAAGATAGACATGGAAAACGAAATGACTGCTCTGATTGAGAACATCAAAACTAACTATTTTGATTGGACCACTATATGTGCCAAACGCAATAATGATGGAAAACTTAGCGATATTAATAGGAAGATGATTGCTGAGTTTGATGAGAATATCGACTACAAGGTTGGAACCAAATACATCAAGGTTCTTAACAGAAAA